TCAGTATATTTAAAACTTTCAATTGTGGTTATGTCACATAGTTCCCTATTAACTATTTTCCCTAACTTTCCATTCCGACTTATTATATTTTTTGCAACGCAATAAAACCAAAATGGTAAATGCTGAATTGATGGCAATCGTTCTGGTGGCATTGTTAATAGTTGCTCGATAACTTCATGGTAAATATCCTCATAATAACTAAAATTTATTTTCCTGCAAGTGTTTAAGTAACTTGCATCTTTCAAAATAATTTCAATTAGAATGGTTGGTGTCATTGTAATATTATTTTTCTATCCTTTAAAAGTTGATTAAAAAAACCAATACTGAACTGCAATTGTCTAATTATCGAATTGGTTTTAAAATTATTTAGTTTTATAAAATGATTGTTGACTTCACTCACATAAAAATATTTATTATGAAGTGTGCAATAGTATGTATCTGGTTTTGACATATGCAAATGTTAAATAAATTTTTTGTATTTTTTTAATTATTTTTAATTAGTAATGATTATCAGATAATTAAAATGGTAACACTAAAATATTTTTACAATATACTTCTATTTTTGGTTTGCGATTTGCTTTTAACCATGCTAAACTTTTAGGTTTATTATTTATTTTAACAACCTTACATCGCCCACTTAAATAAGTTGCAATAGGTTTCAGTCTATTTCCTATTTTTTTAAATACTAAATCATTTTCAAAAACATAATTAGTATTTGGCAAATAATGTGTAATAATTACAAATTCGCAATTTATAATTTTTTCGTTTGGTATAGCTGATATGCTTGTTATCATTAATTGTATTACCTTTTTATTGCAGTTATACGATAGTTAGGTGCAATGCCAGCAGACACCCTAAAACATTCGGAGTTGGCTGACAAAATCTTTAAAACGCTTTTCTTGTGCTTCATAATAATCTTTATCTATTTCAAATCCTGTAAAATGTAGCCCCGCCTTATTTGCTGCTATTCTACTACTTCCGCTTCCCACGTGTGTATCTAAAATGCTTTGCCCTTCCGTTGCATATTTGTAAAAAATCCAATCATATAGCTTTATCGGCTTTTGGGTCGGGTGAAATTTATTTGCCTTATCTAAATAAGCTGAGTGCCTAAACATTTTGGGGGCTTTATCAAATGAAGTCCAAGCCATTTCACAATCTGCAAATGATAGACCTTCTGGTATTTCTTTATCCCAAATAATGTAGTTTTTGCAAGGTGGCAAATCAAAATAGTTTCCTCCCCAAATGATTTGATTTTTAGATACTCTAAATAGTTGGGCAAAGTATTCTGGAGTTGGTGTTTCCTTATCCCAATCTTTAGGCTTCCATTTCCTATTCTGTATTTTAGATGCCTTTTTGCTTTTACCAACTCCCATATTCATATTAGCCAAATCCAACCCATAAGGCGGGTCAACCACAGCCAAATCAAATTGATTATCAGAAAAGCGTTTTAAAGCCTCCACACAATCCTCATTGTAAACTTCCGATAAAGGCACTGCACCTAACACGTGCTTTGCAAAAGCGGGGGTTTCGTCTATATTTTCAACTTTCTGCATCTAATTATCTTTTGTGGTTAATTCAACATTTGTTCTTCTAAGCCCCGCCTTCGCAAAGCACCAAACGTTATGCGTAATGGCTACCAGACGTTTCCAAATGACAGTTATCGTTAAGAAACAAAAAGAAAAGCCACCGCACATTTTAAAAATCATTAATAGCAATACTATTTTTTTTGCCAAAATGAACAAAAGCAGCAAGGATAAAAGCGTCAGTCATACTTTTTAAGAAGTTTTGTCCTTCATCTGTAATTACTAAATGACACTTTATTAAATACCTCCGTTTTACTATTTGTTCTTCTAAATTCCAATAAAACTTCATTAGCTCATTGTGTTTAACATCTAAAACCAAAGCAAGTTGCATTGAATTTTCAAACTTGAATTTTGGTTTGTTTTCGTTTGCTATTTCAGCAAAGTGTTTTAAATCTCTTTCGTCTGCCATTTTATTTGTTTGTTAAATTATAATAATATTGTTCAGCCCTCATTTCATCACCCATTGCGTGAAGTACTTGAGCATATTTAAAAGTTTCAATTATCAATTGCTTTTCCATTTCAATATATGGTTCACAATGTTTTTCATTGAATACTGCAAAATCCTTTGTCCTTAAATCAATTATTAATTGGCTTACTGGAGTATTGCTATGTATCAACTTAAATCCTGTAATGAAATTAGCTATTTTATCAGCTTCATCATTTGTTATATTTCCTGTGTTCATCTTCTTTGCTTAAATGTTTTTTCAAATTCAATTAGTTTTTCAAGTAGTATTTTTTGGCTCATTATTTCATTTTGTACCCACTCCTTTGAAGCAATACCAAACTTTGTCATTTTCTCTCCTGTTTCTATACAATCCCATACAATTTGAATGAGAAAGTTTACTTCTTTTTTAGTTAAATTTTCCATCGCTTTTTTCTTTTTGTTTCTAATCCGTTTTCAATTAAAGTTTATCCTAAATTAACCGCCACATACGCATAACAGCGGTTTTGTGCAAGCTGCCAGACCGCTCAATGCCAACGCTTTGCAGCCTGACACAAAGCCGAAAACCGTTATGTGCCATTTTAAGACAACCCATAATTATCCAACATATACTGCTTTTGAATTTTGTGTTTTCTTTCGGCTTCTTCGCAAGATTTTTGTAAATCTAAATTATTATAAGCATCAATGTGTGCTTGTAATACAACTAAATGTTTCCTAAATCCTTCTTTGCTCATTACAGCCATAGAATGAAGAATTTTAACATCATCCTCAAATTGGTAAGCAAATGCTTCTTCTCTTGTGTTTGGTAATTGTTTTGACATTTTATTATTGATTTGTGAAGAAAAACGGCACATAACAGCACATACCCAAAAGAGGGGCTTTAGTGGTTATATGAACATTTTTACTTCAGTTAAACATTTGTTTTATTATTAAAATTTGTGCTTCGTAATCCCCTCCTTCGGGTATCTGCAAAACGTTATGTGCAATACTAAATTATATTTATTAATTGTTAACATTATATTTTTTATTTGTTTAAATATCAGTTAATTAAAATTTTTATATAATCTAAAAAAGGTGTAAGCAATATCTTTTTTTTTTCTTGATGGGCAATAAATGTTAATCCACCGCAATCAGTTATCATGGTTAAATGTTCAATTTGTACCTTGCTTAATTTATCACCCCACTTTTTAACTTCGCATTCCACATGCAACCCTTGTTTAGTTATTCCAATAATATCAGCAACTCCACGCTTACCGATAAAGGACCTACCTTTAACTGCTAAGTTATTATTTCGCCATACGTTATAACCTAATCGTTTTAAATCATAAATTGCAATTGCAGTTATTTCACTGGCAGTATATTCTTTTATTTTTTCCATACTTAAAATTCAATTTGTTTTTTTAAAATTGTGTTTTCTTTTTCAAGTTCCTTAATCTTTCTCATGAATTTAAACTGATTCCGTTCAAGTTCTGCAACCTTAGTTCGATAAATAATGGATTCAAAATAATACTTGCCATATTGTTGTTGTATTTCGTAAAGTGTTTTTAAGTGGTTCTCAGCGGTTATTTTTCTTTCGCCTATACTTTGTATTACTTTTGTTTCAAAATCACTTATAAAGCTATTTATGTGCCATAAAAAAGCATAATTCGGTTCTTGTTGCGTTTCTAAGTTTGTAAATTCACAATACTTATACATTAACTCTTGCAACTTTTTGTATTTTTCTGTTTGCAATTTATTCAACTGCTCATGTTCTTGTCTTAATTTATTTAAATCCATAACTAAAATGGTGCATCATAATTAATTGTTGATTGAATTGCTGAACTTGGTTTTGTTGGTGCTTTGTAACTTTCTTTATATGGGCTTTCAATATGATAAATTTGCCCATCAATTGTTTCTGAATAACATTTTCTTATCCAATCATAATCAAGTTTACATATTCCAGTTTTACCAACTATGCGAGGTTTTACCTTTTGAATAATTACATCAACTTCATTTCCTAATTGCACATCGCCATTCAATTCAATGTAATCTCTATTTATACAAATCATGTTATAAGCCTTTTGTAACCATGCAGCACCTCCATCAATCTCGTATGGTGTTGGTGCTTTTGGAAGTTCACCATTTTTTAAACCTATTGGATTTTTTGCATGGCAAATTAAAAAGCTATGTATGTTTTGAGTTAACGCTAATTTATTCCACTTTGGCAATTTACGTTTTAAATAATCCGATACATTGCTATAACTTTCATGTTCAATGTCATTCCAATTGTCAATGGTACTTGTTGCAATCTTATAATCTTTTTTGCAATTTTTAACAAGTTTTATGTATTCATCAAAGTTTAAACCTTGTTCATCGGTATCTTCAGCAACAATGAAATGGTCTTGAACAAATGGCTGCACTCTAAAATATTCTTCTTCAGTAATATAATTATGGTATCGTTTATCAAATGTTTTGCCAGTTAAACCATGTATAATTGCAGAATATATTTCAGCAGCAGAACCACTTTCAGGAGAATAAATTAAATGTTTTTTGCCATAATTTAAACTTAAACTAATTAGCAATTGAAATAAAAATTCAGTTTTGCCCATTTTAGGATAACCATAAATAATTGTTGTTCCTGTTGGTTTAACAGTATAAAAATTATCTAAAGTTTTAAAGCCAGTACTTAAAAGTTCATCGGTGCTATTTTCTCTAAGTTTCAATACCTTTTCATTTATATCGAACAATCGTGTTATTACTGCCATGTTAATAAATGATTGTTTTATTCTTGGTGTCAATACCTTGTTCAAATTTTAACTTGCCTTGCAACTCATCACGCTTTGCCCAACTATTTATAGCAGATTTCCAATTAACATATTTATTACCTTCATTTGAATAAGCTAATGCTGCATTATAATAATAAGCTAATTTTGTATTATTCCATTCAGAAAATTCAGATTTAAAAATATTCTTATCAAATAAATTACTATTATTAAATAATACTTTCTTTTCTTTACTTTCCTTTACTTTAATAGTATCGTTTCGTATTACGGTCGTATTCGGTTGTAATACGTTCGTATTCGTTTGTATAGATTTATGTTTGTCCCACCTTGCGTTTATTGATGTTTTAGCTTTTTCACTTTTTAAATTCATTGAGTGTGTTAGCCTATTAGAATAAAAAAACTCATCATTTTCAATAACAAATAAACTATAATTTTTTACAACTGCATTTACTTTTTCTTTTGATGTTCCCCACCTTTTGGCAAATGATTCTAAAACTATTAATGGTAATTTATATTCACTCTCAGCCCTTAATTTTTCAACTAATAACCAAAATATTCCATAACCTTCAACCCCTAACTGGTCAATTAAAA